GCCGCAGTCGCGGACAGCGCCGCCGCAGCAGCCGAGCCCGATGCGCCCGTCGCGGAAACCGCCGCCGCGCTCGCCGATGCGGCCGTGGCGGCAGCCACGGCCGGGGCTGCAACAATCTCATCCGAAATGCCGGCGACGGTTATTACGTCGGGAGAAATCCCCGAAACGGTCGTAACTTCGTCCGATATGGCTGAGACGACAGCAACGTCAGCGGCGATACCGGCGACAACCGTAACGTCGGCTGAGATATTGGCGACAGTATCGATTTCGTCCGCGCTTGCGCTAAGGCGAACGACATCCTCAATCAGATCCGCTAGCCCGGAGGCATCCGCAGACGCCGGCAGTTTCACAGCCCTGTCGACTTGCTCTCGCAAATAGCGATCCCGCATCGCAGCCAGGTCGAATGCGCGCTCGACACTTTCCGCAAAGTATGCGCCCTGATTTTCAAGATCGAGCGTTTGAGTGAACGGAACGGTGGGGATCAGCGTCACGGTCTGCCCATCAGCAGGAGCCACCGCAAGGACAACCGTTCCGGCATCTTCGCCAACACCCGTAACCGTATAGTCGGCCGCGAGTGTCAAGGTTGTCTCTATCCCGCCCTCGGCGAGGATGACGACAATATGCGTCTCTTCAAAAATGCGAAAACCATAGTCGAATTCGACCGTGACGCCGTTGCCGATGTAAGGCCCCGACTTGTTGACTTCGCTGGAAATCGTCATTCGTTACCGCCTGTATTATCCCGATTTTCTCGGAACATACGGGCGGACGGTTATCTGCCGCTCCTGCCGATGAGGTATTCGAGTGGGGATACCTCATCACCTTCGGCCTGCCTCCAGCCGGCATCAATGATGCGATTGGCCTGAGTAGCAGGCAGGCCGGTAATCAAACCGGTTGCGTTGATGATCGACTTGACGAACGCGCGGTCTACTTCGCCCTGCTTGACTTGGGCAAACGGCGCGGCAAAATCCTTGGTGATCGCGCCATATGCGCCGCCGCCTTCGAAGCCGCTCATGACGGAAGCAATATCTCGCAGACCGGGGATCGTTCCCATCACGCCAAAGGCCGTTTCCTTTGCCAGGAACGCCGTCCATCCCTCATCATCTTCATCGTCATCGTCTGGAAGGCGTCCCTTGATCGCGGCGTAAAGGACGGCCTCGAATGTGAACAGGAACGCCATATCGAGCGACCAGGATAGCGCCTCTTGCGCCGATCGCATCGACGCGCCTTCCGTCGCGATCGTCCGTTTGGCGCGTGCAGACCTCTCGTAAGCCACGTTGAATTTGGCGAACATATAAGAGCCGAGCGCAGTGAACAGCCGCACAACGTCGTTCTGCCGAGCAGTGCGCGACACGGACCCACGCTCGACCGCCGACCGATCAGGGAACAGGCCGGATGCTTGCGCGCGCTTCACGATGGCGTCGGCGTGAGCAATGGCCTTCGCCTCATCGTTGCCATTCCGGCGAAGACCCTGAATGTATCCCGCCTGCCAAGTTGGCACGTCGACAAGATGCCACTGGACTTTCGTCATCAACCAGAACGCGGCCGGGCCTATGACCTCTTTCTTGATCTCCCCCCATCGTGAGGCCGTCGGGCCCGTCGCCGGATCGTTATAGAAGTCATAAATGTCCTTGTTGAACGTCGTTTGACGTGTCGCCATGTAGGGCGATTTTGCCGCGATTTCATCGGCTACGCCGGCCCGAAGCGACGCCATCACGCCGCGCGAGAAGTCCTTTTTCCCGACGACAACCATCGACTGCGCAAGGCCGGTGATCTGAACGGCCACAGTCGACAGATTGAACGCGAGCTTGGCTGCCGTAAAGTTGGATTTCAGCATCCGAGCGCCGCGCCCGACCAGATCCGCCGACCGCAATTCACCTTCCGCCACATCTTTGAGCCAGATTTCCAGCGCGTCAAAATCGGCCTGCCGCCCGCTATCCGTAAACGCTGTCCGGATGCGACCGTCTTGCAGGATGCGCCATGAGTTCGCGACGGCCTCGCTAAGCTCCAGATCGTAGATGACCTGGTTGACGTGACGATGCAGAACGGACATGTCGAGTTCGACAGAGCGGCCGGACGACTTCGCGCGTTCCTTCGTATGGCCGTTGTGGGTTTGTGCCTTGCCGAACCGGCCAGCCGCGAGCGATTGCGCGATGTCTTGCGCCTGATCATCGCGAGCGAGAGCCGAGAGCCGCGCGTCATACTTGAGCGGGAAGTATCCGCCGCGAAGCGACTTCCCGGCAATCGTGACCGGCGAAGCTTCGACCCACTTCGGTTCAATGCCTGTCGTGCGGCGCTCACGGGCCGCCAGATCGCCACGGAAGCTTTCGAGGTAATCCCACACCGATTGAACAAAGTCAGCGTCACGGGCGTCAAGCGTGGCAAGCACGGCATCAATTTGAGCGTCCGTCAGATGACCGCGGACTTTAGTATCCGTCATGCGCTGGCGGTTGCCTTCATTCCCCAGGTTGAGAGCGACCGCGATCCTCTCCCATTTCGAGAGCGCATAGCCGAGCGCAGGAAGATGTTCGCGAACGGCCATCGCCCGGCGATCCTCTTTCGAATAGACCGAATAGATGCTTTCCAGCGCCGCCGCCGCGTCCTGCTTGCGGACGATAAGCCGGTTCATCGCCGCGTCGATCGGAGCCTTGATGTTGGAATAGGCCGCGCCTTCGTCCTTGAAACCGTCGATCTCGCGCAGGAGCGTGCCAGCGTTCAACACCAGGTCAAGGAACTGGCGACCGGCATTGCGCAGGGCCTCCACGCTCGACTTCACGCGAGACGGCGGGCGCTTCGGCATGTTGGCGTCGAATGCCTCTTCGATGTCGGCGACCGCTTCGTCAAGGTGGCGCTTGTTGACCGCATCGACCAGATCATTCCAGCGACGCGCGGTATGCTCCAGGTTCTTGAGCGTGTCGACAACGCCGCGCATTTCCTCAACAGGCATCGTCTTGTATGGCTTGCGCGCCACGTCGGCGAGAACGCTTTCAGGTATGGCAAGCTCATTCTCGCGACCGGCCGCCGTCATAGCTTCGATGTATGCCTTGAGCGAGCCGCGCCGATCTTCCGCCTTGCCCGAGAGCTTGCGGAAATCGTAGCGGTCAAGGATTTCATCGATCGCGCCGAGATAGTCGATCCGCGCATTGTCGCGCCGGCCGGCACCTGCCAGCTTCTCGCGCACCGTCTTCTTGCCGAGCTTGGCGACATAGGTTTCCGCCTTGTCAACTTCATCGGCAACCGCGCGTGCTTCCATGTAGAGCGCATGATTGAGCAGTTGCCGGCGCTTCGCCTCGACCAGCTTGGCGACCGTCTCGTTATAGTTGCCGGCCGACTTCGTCGCCTTGTCGGTCTGTGCGATGGCCGCGTCGATCGTGCCGGCACCCTTGACGGCAGCGCGCGCCTTCGCCGTCATCCGGCGCTTGGCGTTGGCGAGCCAGATGCTATCCCGAGCGAGCATTGCACCCAGGCGGCCAGCCTCTTCCGCCGCTTTGCGTTCGGCCGTCAAGAACCGATTAGCCGCCACAGCGTCACGCACGCGCATGCGGGCGATCGTGGCGCGAGCTGTGGCGCGGGCTTCCTTCGCAGTCATGCCGGCGTCGGCCCCAGCAATCTCAGTGATGGCCTTGAGTTCGGCCGCGATCCATTCGCCGCGCCGCTCAGTGTGGACGGCGTCGAGCGCGATCGTTTCGATGTCGCCATCGTTCAAGGCGTCGCCGTGGCGTTCGCGCATGACGCGATCGGTTTCCGCGTCGATCGCTTCCGGCCGTTTCGGCGCGCGCTCCATTGCCCGCACCATTTCGTCGCCGGACCCGAAGCCGAACCAGCCCGCCGCTTCGTCGGGATCGATGCCGCCCTCGACCGCATAGACGGTCTGCTTTCCGCGCGGCAGCGTTTTCAGGACGCCTTCGCCATAGCGCGCGACGAGAAGATCCTTTGACAGGCGAATGTCGGGCATGTCGATAGGCTGGCCTTCGCCGATCCAGCGGCGATTACCCATCCATTCGATCGCGCGGAAATGCCGATGCGCGTTGACTTCGCGAGCGACTTCCTCGCGCACCTTGGCGCGCTCTTCCTTGAACCATTTCTCCCGCTCGCGCTTGAGCGGAGCCATGATCTCGCCAAGGAGCTTCGCCTTCGCGTCATCTTCGGCGCGAGCGCGCAGCTTCATGAAGGCGTCATAGTCGTCGGGCGACAGGCCCATCGCTTCCGCCGTGGCGAAGGTCGGACCAACCGGCCCGGCGCGATCGACGGCCGCCGCGATCTCTTCGTCGGTCGCGAGCATGCGATCGAAGACGCCGCGCAATTCATCAGTCGGCTGGACGTTCAGCCCGGCGAGCTTGCGATAGATCGAGATCAGCCAGGCGCGAAACTTCTCGAATGCGGAGCGCAGTTCGACGTTCGGCGACTTGCCTTCCATCAAATAGGCTTCGAACGCGCGCGCCCACTGTTCTTGCATACCGACATCAACAGCCGCGTCTTTCAACACGTCGCCCGTCGTGCCGTTGTCGATCGCCGCAATCACGTCGTCGGCAGTCAGCGCAACGTCGGTCATCACGCGCGCGCCATCCTTGGCAACGTCCGAGGCGTTTAAACGCCACCACGCCTTGACAGCGCCGAAGTCGGCCGCCGCGTTCGCCTCGCCATTGTCGGCGAGGTCGCGCAAGACGGTCAGGAAGTAATGCCCGCTTTCGTGGAGCATGGTCGACAGGTCTGCCGACTGGAATAGCCGGATGATCGTGTCACCCTTGCCGACGCCGGCCGCAGGGAACTGGATTGAGCCGCGAGGGCCAGGGCCGGCAGACTGGAAAAGAAATTCGCCCTGCCCATACTGCCGGCCGGCGTCAGCCGCCTCGACAGCCGCGCGGATCGTCGCGTCATCGTCATCGAGCGTCACACCGAGCGTCGACAGATATTGCTCGATACCGTCAAGCGTTGCCTCTGTATCGACCACGGCGGCGTCAGGGGCGGCATTCGCCGACGACTGCACATCGCCGCGCAGTTCAGCGTCGATCGCCGCCCACAGGGCCGCCACCACGTCAGGCGAGGCCGCCCCGTCCTCTTGCGCCCGCTTCCATGCGATTACGGCCGGGTCGTTCGCCATGTATCCGGCGTCGATCGCCGCAAGCGCTACGTCATCGACGCCGAATTTCTTGCCATCATTCGGGCCGCCGAAGAAATCCCTCACGCCGTCGAGCGTGCCGCGCGCGAGCTTGAGTGTCTTCTTGCCCTTGCCGCGCTTCACAGTCCGCGCGTCGCGGGATTTCAGTTCGCCGCCGACATCATTGATGCCGCCATAGTCGGAAATGAACTCGAGAAGCGACGGGCCGCGCTTGCCTGCGCCGATAGCTTTCTGCGCACGGGCTTCCGCGAGCGTCCGATTAAGCGCGTCGACATCGCGATACTGAATTCCTTCCGGCCGCTCACCCTCGACTTGCGGCAGCGGATAGCGCGCCATGAACTCGTCAACACCCATGACAGAGCGTTCCGCCATGACGCGGTAGAAGGCGGGGTAAAGCGTCGCCTCAGTCGTCGCAACATCTGTCGATCGCCCGGCAGAACGCAACCGGGAAACCATCGTGTCGTAAATCTCTTGCTCGAATGTCCGAAGCTCTTCCTCTTGCAGCCGTAGGCGCTCGGAAAGCTCGAAAGCTTCATCCATCGCGTCGGCGGCCTTGGCGTTGAATTCGGCCGCTTCCGTAGCGGTGAATTCGTCGGGATCGAACCGCATGTTTTCCATAAGGAACGCATCGTGTTCCGAGCCGGCGATCTTCGCCGCATAGGTGGCGGTCGGGATCTTCAGGTCGCCACCACCGGCTAGTGCGATTTCCAGATCGTCGCGCGACATGCCGTCGAATTCGTCAACCAGGGCGAACGGATCGACGCCCACCCCCTGAAAATAGGTCGCGAACTGTTCGGCCGGAACGAACACGTTTTCGACCGGGCCGCCCTCCGCAGCGCGCGCCACGAATTCGCGGAACTTGTCGGGCATGCGGTTGCGCAGCGGATCAGCCGCAGCCCGCGTCGACAGTTCACCGAGCTTTACCTTGTTGCCTTCCGCGATGGCGGCCGACTGGCGTTGACCGATGAACTTGCGGCCGGCAATGCCCATGTCGATCGGAGCCGTGGCGAGTTCGCCGAAGCCTTCCGCCAGGACTTCGTTCCAGTCCATTTCCTGCCCGGCCGCCACGCGCGCCGTATACTCGCCAGACGAGCCGAGGATCATTTGCGACGCGCCTTGCGCCAGCGCCTCGACCATCGGATTGCCAGCCAGTGACCGGCCGGCGACGCCCATCGACACCGCATCGAATGCGCCGATGATCAGGCCGCGAATGATGCCGCGCTCAGCCGCCTCGCGCATGATTTCCGGGTCAGCAAGCATCCTGTGAACATCGTCAGGCTTGGAAAGGTCGAAGCCCTTTTCCTCGAAGAATTCAGCCGGAGAGCGATAGCGTTCCGTCGCATAGGAGCCGGCCGCGCCAACTGCTGCGCCGACCGCAGGGTTGCGCGTAACGATGGTTGCGCCGAGAGCCGCGCCAAGCTGCGGGGCGACTTCGCCGGCTGTCTCCAGCGCCCATGATATACCGCCGATCGGGTTGCCTACGAACGCTGCGCCGAAGTTGCTGACAGCTTGTCCGAGCGTAGCGCCCTCGACCATAGCCTCCGCCTCGAACGCCGACGCGATGCTTGATTTCGGCGTTGCCTTCATCGCATCGACATTGGCTTTCACTCGCCCGGCGAACTCGGCAGCCGCCGCCGCATCATCGGTGCCGATTAGATCGGCATATCTCGCGTCGAGCCAGCGAGCGAACGCGCCGGCATACTCGACCGGGCCAGCGCCAGTATCGATCTTGTTGCCCTGCATGTCGCGCATGACGAGCTTTTGATCGTCCAGCAATTCGCCGAACGTCAGCTTGCGATCGGCCGCGCGTTCGGCCGTCTGTTCAAGCATGAATTGGTTGCCCATTTGGGCAAGGCCCTGTCCGGCGCGCGCAGCGGTGTTTGACGCGCCACGGCCGAAGCCTTCGAACCAGGATAGCCCTTCGATGTTATCACGGGCGAGCGCGGCGTTGTCCGTATTGACGAGCCACTCCGCCAGGCGCGGCGATGACGAAAGCGTCGTCTGATTGCGGGCTGCCTCAACCCTCCGCTGAAAGACGTTCCGGTATTCCTTGACCACAGGCAGCGGCGGGACCGGATTTCCAGTCGCTTTGCCGAAATCGTTCGCGAGATTGAGATCTCCGGCCACCTCGTCCGGCGACGCGTCGACCGCACCAAGGACGACTTGGGCGGCCCCTACGCCGGTCTGTTGCCGCCTGGCTTTCCATTCGTTATATTCGGAGATTGTGTCCAAGGTGGAGAAGTCCTTATGCAAGCCAAGCGGAAAAGCGGGCTGGCGTTAGCCGGCCGTCAATTGCTCTACATGTCTTCCCCGATTGCCCTTCTTGCGGTGGCGGCCGTTGTTATTGTTGCCCTTCGCGCCGTCGGGATCATCGATTAAGAATGTAGTCCTCGTATCGCTGGACAACCTCATCTTCCGAAGGCTTGCGGCCGAGTTCCCTTTCCAGGTCCATCGATATGCCTCGCCGAAGGTCGATCGGGATGTCAGAGTAACCGACTGCCACGTCAACGGTTGTCCCGTCGTCTCGTGACGCCGCCTCGAACAGGAAGCCTTTCGTTTCCGCCGTCGCTGACCACGGCGTTTTCGTCGGGTTCCATGCGGATTTTTCCGACTTCAATACGATCGGCAGAAGCATCTTGTTAACCATCGACTGGATATCCAGTTGCGAAGGATTTTTCCCCGCATTCGCCTGTTTGAACGCCTCCATTTCGGCCGCGAGAGAATTTTGGAACGCAGCAATGCGCTTAGCCGCAGCCTCGCGCGCCGCCCCGTCCTTGCCCGTTGTCGTGAGCCCGATAGCTTCCAGCTGATCCGACGCCTGCGAAAACGCCGTCGTAAGTGACAGCCCGTCCTCGCGCGCCTTGCGGATATCCGTGAGCGCGCCCGTCTGGAGCCCGGTCAATTCCTTGATCGCGTCTTTCGACAGACGATCGCGATAGTCGTTCAGATCGATGTCGGCGAACTGCCCCGGCTCTAACGCCGCGTAACGGCGCATGTCGTAGAGCAACGTTTCATCGCTGTCGACCGCGCGACCCTTCGACGCCGTTTCCATATAGGACCAGGCCGACGATACGGCCGCCATGCCGGCCGCTTGCCGGACCTCCATCGGCACTTGATCCGGCGTCGCGCCTTGGTCGATGTATTCCCAAAGTTCGGCCTTCGCGGCTTTCTCCTGCGCTTCCGACGCCTTGTTCTGCGCTTCGAGAGCGGTGTAGAGGCGCTTGCGCGTCAGGTCGCGCACGTCGGGATCTGCGATGCTGGAGAGCTTGGCTTCGATGTCATCGAACGACGGCATGGCAGAGCGTGGAGCAACATTGTTGCTTCGCGGCGCGATCGTGCTGGACGCATCCGCGCCGCCTCGCGTCCCGATCGGCTCAATGTGCCAGGGCTCCCACCCCATCGGGAAATACATGCCGTATTTCTTGGCGTTGGAATGCACCCAATCCAAGACCTCTTTCGGCGCGTGCTTGAGAGATCGCCCGTTGTAAGACAGATCGACCGCCTTCGCCGTGCCGTCCGATCGAACCTCATGGTTCGAGTGACCCGGCCGCGCCACCATCCGGCCCGACTTGTTCGACTTGTTGAATAGTTGGGTTTGATGCTCGAATGAGCGATGGCCGCTCATGATGCCAAGGCCCTCGCGGATGCTAGGCGGCGCATCCTGCATCATGGCCGCGAGGTTCGTGCCAAAGGCTTCGTCCAGGTTGTCGACGGAGTATGCCCCGCGCGGGGCCTTCGAGGTTAGGAAGGCGCGCACGCGAGACGGGCCGGATGATTTCAGAGTTCGGCCAGCCTGCGAAACCCCGGCAGGGGCGATTGGTTCTCCGCCGACTTCCGCGCGGCCGCCAGAGAGGATGGCGTCAGCCTCCCGCTTCGATTGCTCGACCTTGATTTCTGTATCGAGCGCGCCCTTGAGCGCGTATTGATCCGCGCCCGAAATCCGTTCGGAGTTCGCCTTGATGTAGCTATCAGCAGCGAGAGGATCATCCTGAGCCAGGCGAAGCGCAATGTTGCGGTGGACGCCCGACACATAGGTTACTTCACGCTGTCTGAGCGTGTCCGCGTCCCATCCTTCGAGCGCGCCTTTCTGGCGAAGCTCCAGAACGCCGGCCGCGATGTTCTTGTTTACGAGCTTGGTATCGCGGTAGCTCACAAGAGCATCATCGGCGAAGGTCGACGCGCGCGCGTCCGACGCCTCTTTGAACCAGGTCTTGCGCTGGTTTGCCGTATGAACGATCGACTGTTCATAGGCCGACTGCTGCCGCGCCTGCGAAGCGCGGTCATACATCCGCGCCGCGCCACCTGAGAGCTTAGACCCGAATTCCTTCCGCTTCGCCTCGAATTGCTGTTCGTATGCCGCCCGGCCTTCGACCGCGGATTTCCCCTCCAGCGTCAGAAAACCATTCTCGCCATACTTGGCTTCACGATCCCACCCGGCCAGGGCGTTATCGGCCTCCTTCGCCTTCGCTGCGTCCTCCAATTCCTTGACCTGTGCAAAGCTCTCGCCAAGCTGCGATACACCGCGCGCCGCATCCTGCATGCCGCGACCAATGCCAGCGCCGAACGCTTCCGGCGAAGCGCGGACATCGACACCAGACTGCAGTATCGGCCGAAGCGAGACATTGCGGTCATAAGCTGGAACTTTCACCATGTCGGCCGCCTCACTCTATTCTTCCGATCCGCGTTGACTTGTATTGGCCGTAGGCCTTGCCAGCGCCGCCAAGGATCGTGCCGGCCGCCGATAGATAGCTTCCGGTCTTGGCGGCCCGTCCTTCCATGCGATTGAGTTCCGCGCCTGCCCTCTGGTTCGCAGCGTCCACTCGCCTGTCATATGCCTCGCGATAGGTATTCGTGCGGATAGTCAGGGCATCAAGCTCGCCGAGCATGGCCGTGTCCATGAGGGTATCGAGCGGCGACCCGAAGGTCAGATCGACACCGTTGGCCGCGCTTGCCGCGCGCTGCTCCCCAAGGATCTGCTGGACTTCCGTGCGCTTCTTCTGCTCTTCCGCAGCGCCGCGTTCTATTGCGTCACGCGCGCGACGTTCCGATAGGCGAGCGTTCATGTCGCCAACTTTGGCGTTGTATTCGGACGCCGCCGCCGTCGCCTGTCCCTGCTGTATCGTCCCGGCCGCGCCGAGCAGCGTCGCGCCGAGGGTTAGGGCAAGAGTAATGTCGCACATCAGCCCGACCTCAATTCGAACATGCGGAAGTCATGCCCGTTCAAATGCACCGGTTCCGAGATCGTGAAGCCAAGCCAGCGAAGCCAGCGGATCGACACGACGTTCCGATCGTCAACGAAGTTCCTCAGGATGGGATACCGCGCAGATAGTTGCGCCAGACACCCGGCCGACTGGCGCAAGAAGGCGACGTAATGCCGGTCGATCGCATCAGTGCCGAGAAGCCACGGAATTCCGGTATCAGTCAGCACGCTCATGTTGCAGACACCGAACATGACTTCCGGCCGGCCGTTCACCAGGACGGCCCAGGAGAATGCCGACTTTCGCATCGAGTATCGCAGCGCTTCCAGCGGCGTTTTGCCGGATGACGCCAACACTTCATCGCGATCGGCCTGGCGCATCCGCTTGGCGATCGTCCGAATGTGCAGAGCACGAGCGGGAACGATTTCGATCTTAACGGCCAATTGTCGGTTCCGGCATCAGCGCCAAGATCGTCATTGGCAGGGGGTCGAATTGCTTGACCCACATATTGCCGCCCGTCGACCAGTCCCATTGCGGTGTCATGGTGATGTCGCCGGTATAAACCTGCGTCGCTTCGTTCCATGCCTCAATCGTTCTTTGGCGATATTCGACAAGATGGTCGCTGCCTCGGTCGCCGTCTCTCGGCCCGATGAAAATACCCCTCGTATTTTCCACCCGCAGCGTCAGGCCGCTGATTGACTTCATCCTGCCTTGGACTGTGCCGAGCCCCTGGACCATGCCAAGGTCAAGATCGAGCGTCTGGAGGCTCGCAACCATAGGCAGTCCGATATGGACCTTGCTTGCCGCATTCGGCAGCGTCACCATGCCCGTTCCGGCCGCCGCCGTGAGATTGCGGACGACATTGCCATCAGCCAGCGCGACGACCTGTTGCCCGGCAAGATGAGGGACGTGGAAAACGGTAGCAGGAGCGCCGTCGTAAGAAAGGCCGCTGTCGACAAAGAACGCATCTTCGATTGAGGCGAACTGACGGCTGTGCAGGCGCTCGATATAGCGCCGCTGGACGCCCTCGATTGTGCGGCGGACGATAAAGTAAGGAACGTCCTCCTTCCCTTCGGCGATGACGGTTACGTCCTCGAATTTTGCCTCTCCGCCCGGCCCGCTCTGATGCCTGGTCCAGGCCCAAACATCATGCTCTTTCATATAGGTCAGAGTGTTGAGTGAGCCGTCATCCATGACGACCCACACCATTGAGTAAGGCGCTTGCGCATAGGCCCATGCGGCGATTTCGCGATTGATGAACAGATGCCTGGCAAGCACCGTAAGGTCGTTACCGGTGAAGGCGTCACTCGCGAACTCGTATGAGAAATCCCGAATGACGCCGCCGCGAGCCTGAGCAAAAAGAACGGTATTACCGACGACGATCGGCTGCACTCGCGCCGCGCCGCGATATCCCTGCGGCTCAATCTTGATCGATCCGGGCTTGATTACCTCGCCAGATGCCCCGCCGTTTACGATCCATTCCGCGCCGGAAGTAAGGGCCATCATGCCACGAAGGGCGAGGATGGCCCGGATCTCGTTCGCCTGTCTGGCCTTGATGCGGAAGGTGACGGCATCGCTCGCTTTCGCGGGGCTGGCGACGCCGAAATTCTCATAGCTCGCAGATTGGGACATCCAAACGCCCTGCGGCTCATTCTTGGTTGAGGCCAGCACGAGGCGTTGATCAACAAACGCAGACACGCGGGGATAATTTCCAGCGCCGACGAACGGGTTTCTCGCGGTCTGCGGGCCGTCAGCTATGTCAGCGACGATATTCTCATCCACAAACGATGTCGTAACAGCCCGGCCGATATAGCCGTATAGGCCGTTTTCTTCCTTGTAGACCCGATACTCCGAGCCCGCGACGGCCGACCACGACAGCGTGTTCTTGTTGCCGGAATAGGCAAGATCGTTGCGCAAGGTAAAGGCCGCAGAAGGCAATCCCTCTTCGCCCGTGCTGTTCGAAACAGCGGAGACCTTGTATTTGATTTCCTTGCCGAAGATCTGCACAACAGCAACGCCCGTTGGCGCGGCCGGAGCGCCAACGTCTCCCGTTCCCAGGAGCGTCCCGTCACCAAAGACGCCGGTTTGGCTGATCTCGATTGAGAGCCCCGATGTCTCGGCAATAAACCCGTCAGTGACGGACGTGCCCGAATTGTAGAGCTTGTAAGAAACAGCCCCCGCCACGGCGTTCCATGTGAACCGCAGGCGGCGGCCGTCGTCGTTCTGGTATTGTGCGCGGTGGGTAACCTGTGCAGACGGCGCGCTCTCCAGCCCCGCCGCATTGACGGCCGTTACCTTGAACGTCGCCGGGTTCAGGGTGCTGCCGGACGCGAACTTGAAATAGGCCGAACCGGTCAAGCCCGCCGGAACGGCTGTCGCGGGGGTAAATGTGAGGTTCGAGATAGTCCAGCTCGTCTCGGAAAGGCGCGATAGCTTGGCCGGAGCGTGGTTCTCATGCGTAACATAGGCGATGTCATTCTCTTGATTGAGGATGAGCCTCGCAAGCGACGCCTCCGAATACGGCGTGACCATTTCATACGGCGATGGACCGGAAAGGATGACGCCGCCATCCTTGAAAACGCGCATATAGTTGTGCCCCATTTCCAGCGCGTAGGTCTGCTCAGTGTTGAACTGGAAAGGGAGTAGGCGCGTGAACTTGGTGCTGTCCTTAACCTCTCGAACAAATTCGAAACCGGCCCGGTTCGAAACGCCGCCGTGCGGATGGATGAACAGGTTGATTGCTGTCTTGAGCCCGGAACTGAACTTCGACAGGTCGACACGAGCCCACAGCGCGGGGGAGAGTTCCCCGGCAGTGAAGGACGGCTGAAACGTGCGGAGTTCGGCCATCGGTCAGGCTCCCGCGTAGGCGTCAGGCGCGAAGTCGGTTTCATGGTCCGACGTTTCGCTAACCTCGTTCGCGTCAGCCGAGGCAGCCTCGCCTTGCAGTCGAATGGCGAGCTGATAGGCGTCAGCGCGCACCTTAGGATCGCGCGTCAGAGGCATCGCCAGACGCACAGCCAGGTGCCAGGACAGGGCTTCGATGAATAGCGGAGGATAGCGCGTCGGGTCCGTCAGGCGCTTCGTGTAGCGCAGATAGGCCGGAGAGAGGTTGCAGTAGATCTTGCCGTCTTCCGCGTCATGCGGGTAGAGGACGCCGCGCCGGCCGCCCTCCGGCTCAACCCACAGGATCTTGAGACAGTCGGCCGGACGCGTATAGGCGTGGCTCCATTCCGATCGGTCGTTCGAGATTTCAGCGAGCGACTTACGCCCCCCGGCGAAGCGCCACGGATAGGACTGCAACAGCGTATCGCGGACCTGGTCATAAAACAGGTTGCAAGCTCGCGCTTCGGCTGTCGGCTCGGATAGATCGTTGATCGTATCCTTTCCGATATTGGTAAGCGCGAGCTTGCAGATGGATACGATCGAAGTCATCAAGCGCCCTCAGAAGGAGAAAGGGGCGGCCGAAGCCGCCCCGCTGTTCAGATGGCGACGGGCTTGGCGACCCAATCGGGATCAGCGCCCAAGGCTTCCGCCATACCGTTCCCCTTCGGCCCGGCATCGGCCGGCGCAGGCGCGTCGCCGAACGGTTCGGCCGCTTCCGGCTGGACGGTTTCGGCCTTGGGCCGGCCCTTGCCCTTGCCCTTGGCGACGGTGCTGGCGTCGCCGGGCAGCGAGCCGCCCAGCTTGCCGTCGCTGTCGTGATCGCCCTTGCCGGCGAACGGTTCGGCCGTGGCGGCGTCGGCCTCGACTTCGGCCATCCACTTCGGCATCGGGCCAGGCCCGTCGAAGGGGAAGGGCTTCGAGCCTTCGTCGCGGATCATGCCCTTGTAGAAGCCTCGCTCCAGGGCGACCACCATGACGGTGGCGGCGGCGGTGGCGGCGGCGGCGAGTGCAGCCTTAGCCATGCGAGTTGTCCCCGCC